AGGAGCAAATAAGGTTACACATTCACAGAAGGATCAGATACTATTAGCTGGAGTTAATTTATGCAAGGGGGGGATCTCTTCTACCCTTCACGTTCTGCCATCGACCCTCCTTGCATTTTTTTTTCATTTTTCATGGAATAGTCTTATACTTATAATAAAGACTTGTATACTATGAACAACTTAACAGCAGATGAACAATTTGTTAGAAAGCATGTAGAAGACATTTATCCACAGCTGCTAATTAACGAACGAAAGATTTTAGGTAGTAATTACGATAGGCATAAAGGCGATCTTATGCACTTAGCCATAGAATTCTTTTTAAAGAAGCCTATGAAGCAACAGCTTGATACAATTTCACAAGGCAAACTAGAAAACTTTATTACGTTTATAGCAAACGTTCAGGCTAAAAGAGGTACAACACACTTTTATAAACACTATAGACAACATACTGAAAATAGTAGAGAATTCTTTATACATGAGTTTGATGCATCAGAAGAAAAAGAAGTATTGTATAACGAAGACTTATATGAATGTGTACAAAGGGTAATAAAGAAACTAAACCCTTTTGAAAGGATGCTAGTACAAGAAAAGTTTACAGAAGGACAAAATTACAACGATATAAGTGCAAGATACGGTATACCAGCATCTACATTAACAAACGAATCAGCAAAGCTAAGAGATAAAATAAAAAGAATATGTCAACAACAGTAATTATAGTAGCGAGTATTGTACTTAATGTAGCACTACTACTATTTGTCATGGCACCTAAGATAAAACCATGGCTAAGTAAAGTAAAAAATAAAAAGAGTCTAAAGAAAGCTAGAGAAGTAAAGCTAATAAGAGACGAAGTACGTAGATACTTAGACGAATTACGAGAACAATGATAGAGACACAGAAACATAAAACACATATGTTATGTCACCTGCAGCTAGAGATGCGCTTAGAACGCGAATACGGAACCGTACGAATGACTGACAGTGCCTATTTATATACAAATGATAATACAATTACAATATAATGCCATCACCGGGTAACAGATTAAAACCAGCAGAAGTACGTAAGCGCGTAGAGAAAGCGTATGACTTGCGGTATAATCATAATTACAGGCAAGTAGACTATGTGAAATGGGCACATAAGAACTATGGCGATAAGTCAGAACAACAGTACTGTCAATACTTTTTAAGAGCAAGACAGATGTACGAAGAGCGCTGGAAAGATATTCTAGAAAAGCAATTATCGCCGGCAGTAGATGAATTACAAAAACTATTACAGGACAAAGATTCAAGGGTAAGACAAAAAGCAATTGACCAGATATTTAAGTATACAGGCAACGATATACAAAAAATAGATGCTAAAGTAGACGGTGGTTTAAGTATCAGCGTTGACTTTGGTAGTGAAGAGTAAATGCAAGTAACATTGTTTACGCCATTCAAGGCACAAAAAGACTTTATAGATAAGTTTGTACATACAGACGACTTGTTTGGCTGTGTCGTTGCTCCGCGCGGTAGCGGTAAAACGATGCTTGCCATGAACATTGCACTGTATTGGTTACTTGGCAATGAAGACCAAAAGCTAGGATGGGTAGCACCTACATTTTCGCAGGCTAAATCAGTATTAGACCAAATTGTTAAAGCAGCACCAGAGCTTATAGTAAGCAGCAATAGAATGGAAGCAACAATTACATTTGTTAATGGCAGCTACATTAAGTTCTTAAGTGCAGACTCAGCTGACAATATTCGTGGCTTTAGATTTACTCATTTAATCTTAGATGAGTTTGCATACATAAAAGAAGACGTTGTAAGTACAATCATTTTACCTACGTTAAACCCTAATGGTAAAAAGTGCTTAATGATTTCTACACCAGCAGGTAAAAATCACTTGTATACCTGGTATAATAAGCCAGACGTAGTGTCGCACAAAATACCGTTGACAGAATGCCCATACATTTCTAATAACTTAATTAAAGAAGCAAAGGCTAGTTTACCGCCTGACATTTATGCTCAAGAATATTTAGCGGAGTTTCGTGACAGTAGTAATGACGTATTTGTCGGTATAGACAATGTAAGTATTGTAGATAGTTATAGCTATAAAGGCGATGCATACATAGGCATTGACACCGGCTTAACAGATGACATGAGTGTATTGTGTGTCATTAGCCCTGTAGGCAGAGTACTTAACATGGTTGCACTTAACAATAGGCCATTACATGAGATTGCAGAAACATTTAAAAGTGCATTAAAGCCATACAGAATTCTTGGTGGCTACGTAGAAACAAATGGCATTGGTAAGGCCATGTATGAACAAATTAAACCAAGTATAAGAAAAGTAAAAGAGTTTAATACAAATCAGCAAAACAAACAAGAAATGGTACGTAAGCTTTTGTCAGATATAGAAAGTGCAACAGTAGAACTACCTACACAAGACTTATGCCCACAGCTACATACTGAATTTGCTAATTATACATACAAGCTAAGTACAACAGGCAAACTAAGCTTTGGTCATAGACAAGGCAGTCATGATGATTATGTTGATGCATTGCTACTAGCAAACATGAGTCGTAATGAGTTTGTAAACCGTAAACCTATGACAGTTTCTGCATATAAAAAGCAAGGACTTACGATAAATTGGGGCACATCATAATAACTATTTATATATACATGAGCAAAACGACAAAAAACATCACAGAAAAAAAAACAGTAACGCTTGATATACCTGATTATCTAACAATCAAGCAATATATAGAGCTACAACAGCTTCCTGAAACTGACAGCAAATTACAAAAGTCATTGTATATACTCAGTACATTAACAGGCATTTCTGTTGATGAATTGCAGTATTGGGATTTAGAAAGTATTAAACAGGTAAATGAAATTGTAGAGAATCTGATCGAACCAGGTAATGATTTTTATCCTATAATTGAGTGGAAAGGTACATTATACGGCTACAGTAATATAAAGCAACATTCACTTGGCGAATACATTGACCTTGAAGAATTAAGTAAGGATATAAATAATAATTTACATAAAATTGTAGCTTTAATGTATAGACCAATAACTAATCATAAGTTTAATACATTTAGTTTTCAGCTTAAGCATCATTTAAACGTAGTAAAAAATAAGGAAGTAGCCAATGTGTTTGACGGCTATACTATTGAAGAATATGATAATAATAAACGTAAACAAACAGAAGATAGTTTTTTAGATTTTCCAGTAAGTATTGCATTAGGAGCCCTGTCTTTTTTTTTGTTAACAGGAAACATGTACTTGAACAATATAGTATTTTCGGAGACCCAGAGCCAGAGCAAGATGAAACAGAACGAGAAACTACTGACGTCTCTTATAGCGAACATTGGGGGTGGTGGGGCACTATCTACTCACTCTCTAAAACCAATATATTATCTATTACCGGAGATGCAAGAATTACCGATATAAATTTTATCACAGTACTAAACTATTTAGAAATAGACAAAGATTACAATAAAGAAGTAGAGAAGGCCCAGAAAGAAGTGTTGCGAAACGCCAAATATACTTAAACATGTACTCTATGTTAGAACACGAAGCAGACATACAAGATCAACTAGAATTAGAAGCAATGGAAGAAACAACAACAACAGACGCACCACATGAGCATGAAACAACAAAGGCTCCTGTAAAAGCTAAACGTAAAAAAGCAACAAAGAAAGTAGAAGACAAGCCGTGTGTAGATTGTCCTGATTATAAAAATGATAACGAGCTAATAGCTAAAATCAGTGACAAACGACGCAAAGGCTATAACAATAATCAGATTGCAGCAATGCTAGGCATTCATAAGCAGTTTGTAGACGAGAATTAATCATGGCAAAAATTAATATCACATATGCTGATATCATTAATGATTTTACTGTAGCAGCTAGTCAGCATTATCAAATTAACAGTTTTGATAGTGGTACATTAAGTTTTTTAGATGCATCGGCAGTAAACAGGTTATATCCATTTGTGTATATGAGACCTATGAGTGCAACATTAGCAGACCGCACTCGTACACTTAGCTTTGAATTATATTCGTTAGACCAACCTAAAATAGGTTCATCAAGTAATACATCTGTAGTATCTGATACTGAAATGATTATTTATGATCTTATGGCATGGTTTAACTATGGCCCTGCAGATAGACAACAATGGTATGATGTTACACTAGTGAATGCAGCACCTGTCAACGAAGCATTTGAAGATAGAGTATTTGGGTGGGTAGCAAGCATTGATGTAACAACGCCATTTAACTTAGATTATTGTAATTATCCTCAGCCATGACGTTTACAGAATCATTAGAAGCTTTAGCAGACGCATTAAAAGATGCAATGATTGACGAGCTACATGCTAATGGTTCATATGATACAGGCAGATTAGCAGAATCTATTACATACGACATACGCAAACAAGGTAGTACGTATCAGTTAGTTAGAACAATGCTAATATACGGTGTATATGTCGACCAAGGAGATGGTCGCAAACCAGGTAAGATGCCACCCGTGCGACCTCTCATGGATTGGATAAAACAAAAGAATATTAGTGTTCCTAGAGGCTTAACTACAGAATCATTTGCATTTGCAATAGCAAACAAGATTGCAAAAAAAGGTACAAACCCTAGACCTAAGCCTTTTATACAACCAGCAATTAACAAGGTATTAGGCACCGATGCACAACAACTATTAAGCAAAGGCACAGAACAAGAGATTACAGATGCAATAAACCAGAGACTACAAGATATTAAGATACAAGCATAATGGCGATTACAGTACTAAACACACCAACAACACCGAATGTAACAGGCACTAAGCTTGTGTATGCAGTTTCGTCTAGTAATGCTACACAGCCACAGTTTCAGTATGTGACTGACGTATATTTAAACGACGAAAGATTAACAAGATTGTTAACATATCCTAATCCACAGGGCTACGGCGTGTTAGAAGTATCGTCGATTTTTGATGATAATTTAGAATTTGACAATGACTGGAAAACCACAGATGCTGTAGCATCGTTTA